GTACACCCTAGCGTTGCCGTACACCCAAGCGTCGTCGCACACCCTAGCGTTGCCGTACACCCAAGCGTCGTCGTACACCCAAGCGTCGTCGCACACCCAAGCGTTGCCGTACACCCTAGCGTTGCCGTACACCCAAGCGTCGTCGCACACCCTAGCGTTGCCGCACACCTCAGCGTTGCCGCACACCTCAGCGTTGCCGTACACCCTAGCGTCGTCGTACACCCAAGCGTCGTCGCACACCCAAGCGTCGCCATCTTGCGCTAAGTTATCTTCTTTTTCCACATATCCACCAAGTTCACCAGCTTCAACACTTCCAAAGCTAATTAAAGCCTTAATCCTAAATAATTTCTTGCCCCATTGTTCTATAAACTCTGCTGTCAACTCATACTTTTTCATAGTTACCGCTCCTTTAAACTTTAGCTAAATCACCTTGACGACATGCTGACCGTTTTGGTACTACATCAGGCACTAACGGATGATATTTATAACACCGTTCACGATCAGCTACCACATAAGTAAATCCGCTTTCTTTATCTACCCTCAAAAACGGTTGATGTCCGCTGTATGGGCAATCAACAGTGTTAATACATTGCCTTTTCCATTTCGGCCCTTACTAAACTTACTGCCTGTTTTTCTACCTCGTCTGCTATTTTATGGTTATATCTTGCGTCCAGATAGTCATAGGCTTCCTTTAAAATTTCTTCGTACCATTTCATTTGTTTCTCGCTGCCTGTTACCATGTATTCACTCCCTTTCTTTGAGGTGTTTCCCTTACCTCTTGACTATATTATATACCCCCCTCTGTATATTGTCAACAGTTTTCTTGAAATATTTCAAAAAAAAAATACAGGGTGTTTGCCCTGTATTTGGTTTTATTCGTCGGGGGGTATCAACGGTTTCTGAATCGCGATTTCTATCTCGTCATTAATAGGCGCTTCACTCAAAACCGTATACGAAACTCTGTTCATCATATAGCCTGCTGCGCCGGCTTGAAACCAGTAGCCGCCGGGCGACAGCGTAAAATCTGCAAACATTATTACCCCCGAGTTGTCTGTAAAACCGAGGTTCGCTATAAAGGCGTTGAATTCGTCGTACAAGCTTACCATAGCGTTTGCTACAGGTTGCTTTGTATCATAGTCGATAACGGTTATCACCAAACTTGCCGGGCCACTTCCCCCCCAGATGTATAAACTAACAATCTGCGGTTAAGCATAATAAGTTTCACTCCTAACTGTTGTTTATAGTTACATCTATTGTTTGACCTCTGCGAGCGTCTAGGTAATTAAACAACGTCTGATTCTGCCCTAACTCTACATAGTATTGCGTCTTCCCGCTTGTGTAAGATATTTTTGACAGGTTATAAGTCGACCCGCCTATAACCGTACTAAGTGCTTGAAACTTGCTTCTTGTGTCACCCGTTAAGTCAATTTCTAAAGTGTTTATCATAATCTGACCTGTATTTGATACAATAAATACATTTAGTCCGAATGCTACTATTGGGTAATCTTGGTACGTGTTAGGGTTTATGCTACCCATTGCAGTACCCGATGTAAAATATCCTAGTGTATATGCGCCCATCTCGACATTATATAAATATCCGATGTTAAGCCCATAATCGTGATTTACAACGTTACCCCCCCCAGCTCCGTTGAATAAGAGACGTCTAGTAAACACAAACTTGTCACTCCTTTCGTTAGTAGTCAGTCAAGTTCGGCTTTACGGCATTTATACGCTGCGAATATCTTATAAATGCACTGCCGCCTGTTCCGTCTATTTCACTGTCATAACAGACCGTGATACGATAAGTTTTCAGCGGCGTGACGCCGATATAATTCGTAGCGCCTGCGCTGTCTGTTTCCGAAGCGCTAAACCATGTTTTACCGCTAAAGTTTGAATACATACTGCAATAGCAAGGCTCGCCAACTATGCTGCCGTTTATTCCGCCACCTACGTAAACTACGTTTACGCCGGCCGGGATAATAACATCAAACGTGCCGTAAAAACCGCCTTCATCTGCTGCCGTTGTATGCCATAAGTCAGTATCTACATCAGGCAGCGGTGGGGCAATGTCCCCCCCCACATCTACAAACAAGCGTCTAGTAAACACGTTACATCACCCTTTCATATACTAATAACCTTAACGTTAAAGCCTATTATTTCGCCGGGGTTACCTGTTATCCAGTTCCACAGCTCCGGGGCTCCGGCGTCTGTGCCAGTTACGTAATATATCTGCCCCCACGGTGATATATCGTACCAATGGAAAGTTACGGCCGGTAAGGATAATTCCGGGAAAGTGAAAACGAGATTTCTCTTTTTAAACGCCGTGCTAGGCGCAGCAGACATAAATTCAAATTGAATCATGTTTTCTGAAAGCGTCTGTGCCGCAAATTGGGTTATTAATACGTCCGGCTCTATCTCTAAAATGGTAATAGTATTCGGCTCCATTGTGCCTACGTTATCATCACGGTTATAGCCTATATATCTGCTGCTGGTGCCGCTTGTCATTTTATAAGTCGGAAGTTCGCTACCCCCCGGATGTGCTGACAAGTAATCGGCGATTAAACACGGTATCACTCCTTTTAGAGACATATTGTCCCCATGAAAATCACGGCTGCGGCATTGCGTCGCTTATCTCGCAAGGTACAGTATTGCCGACGTTGGCCCTGAAAAATTCATAAAGCTGCTTAGTTAATTTTTGGTCGCTGTCAAACAAATACACTGCCATATTGTCAAAAAAATCACTGTTGTATAATTCTACATCCGGCAACGGTTCCCCCGCAGGTGTTGCAAGACTGACCATTAAACTAGTGGGAAAATTGTTTCCTTCCCACACGATATGCGTATACATACAGCTGTACAGTCCCCCTATCCCGGTTATATACAGGCTTTTTACAGTTCCTTGATAGCCCGAAATGGTGAGAGGATTAGGAGTTATGGCCCCGTATGTACCCCCCTTGTGCCGTCGCTGTAACCGTAGTACAGGTCATTAGTCCCGACCCCAATGGTAAGAGCGGTGGCTGGTATATCTTTGGCAGCGCCATATATCAGCAGTCTTCTGTTAATCATCGTCGCACCTCTTAACGTATTCGCTCGGCCTGTCACATGTGCCTTTGACATTGCAGCACCCGCAAATAAAGCCGCCCTCTGGACCGTAATACTTGCAGACGTGGCACCAGCCGACGTATTTAATTCTAAACATCTTCACCACTCCCAGTTGTCAATTATCGCTTTACAACTCAAATATCGCTATCATATTTGAATACATTCAAAAACGGCCATTATCTTTAAAAATCGCCCGAAATCAAAGGTATTCGGCAGATTGCTTTACTTTTTAAAGGTTTCTGTTTCCAGCAGATAAGCGATACCGTAAATAACCGCAGCCGAAGCTGTTATAAAAAATATGTCCATCATGTACCCCCATTATACCAAAAACAGCCCATTTTGACATTTTCAATTTTCGAGATGTCAAAATAGGCCATTTTTACCATTTCATCTACATAGATAATTTTGAGGTATTTATGCGTAATTTCCTGGACTTTTACCCGCAAATTATGCATACAGCTTAAACAGGACCGCCAGAAGTTCCGTCGCCACTTTCAACATTAGTGTGCCTGTGCGTACCGAACTCGATACCGGCGATAGAAGCGCCTGTTGTTACGTCAAGACGCTGCTGTGCTTTGATATTGCCCTGTACGGTCAAGTTACCTGTAATGGTAGTATTACTATCTATCAGGGTGTTAGCCGTGCTCACAGTGACTTGTGACGGTCCTGTGATGTTGATATTGCCGTCCGGAAGAACTTGAATATAACAGCTCGGCGTTTTGTTCAGAAAGCCGCCAACGTAAAAGCCATCAGAGATATCAAACATCCGGAATGTACCCGGCTGCACCGGCTCGGTGATACCTACATCGACGTTGGAAACATCCTGCTTGGCGAATACCGCGAGGCCGATATCTCCAACAACCGGGTCGCAAATCACTGCCGCCGCGCCGCCCTGAATGCGCAGATATGGCAGGCTGTACATCTGCGCTGGCTGTATGACGTTGTTCTCTGCGTCCATAGAACAAGTTAAGGGCAAGACGTCAACTCGCCCTGTGGGGGCAATTCCGCCCGCCTCAACGGCCTTTACGATAACCGGGAGTGCCGTGTAAAGGTTGCCGCCCATAAACGACCTAATAAAGTAATCCAGCTGATTATATTCCGAATTCCCGGAATACGGCGTCCGGGTCGATTGTACAGCGGTCGGGTTACGCTGCTGCTTAACTGGCGTAGTTGGCATGTCTCCTCACCTCTCTAGCTATACTGATTGTTCTGCACAAATACGGCTGAAAAAGTGCTGTTCCATGCCGCTGTGGCGCTGGTATAGGCTTCGAGATTGTGCGTAACCTTCGTTACCTTCCAAATTCCCGACGCTTTGGGCACCTCGCTGCGCACGTCTATCAGGCCGCCGATGTCGATGTTGTTGTCAAAGATAGACGACCACTCTAAGCCGTCCTGCGTGAAAGACGGGTAGCCGCGGCCGCCGGTTTCGGCAGAGATAACAACGGCGTTGCCCGTCTTGTTCGCCCCGCTCGGAATGGTTGTAACTGTGCCGTTTTCAATGAATACCTCGCAGTCAATCATTCTGGCCAGCTTGTATATCTTCTGAATCGGGCTGCCGTTTATCGTGGTATTCGATATCTGGCCAGATACGCCCTGATTTTGATAAACGTACTCTGCTTCTGTGGCGAACTGCTGGAACAGTGATGTAACGTCCGCCCGGCCCTTTATTCCTGTCGGTTTAGAAGGCAGCAGGGCGGCGTAAATTCCGCTGGCCGCACTGACGCGAAACTTGACATCAGGTGTGCCTGTGTAGTCCGCCCATGCAAGTGTAAACTCGCCCTCAAAGCATTTAACCATATTCCCGCCGTTGGGTCCGACTTCGACAAGAATTAAATTCTTCTGTGACTGCTGTGGCATAAAGCCTAAAGTAGTGGCGGTGGCCATTACGTCCGGCGGCAGGCCTGCTATCCATAAATCAAGCGTCGTTTTGTCGTCGCCGCCCGGTTTAACAATCGTTGCCCCGGTGGCCAGTCCTTCAATGGTGATAGTATTGTTGCCGCCTGCAAACGTCCCCTGCCGAAGTGTGATAGTCGTCCTGATTGATTTTTGCGTAAAGCTTCCCATTTATGCAATCTCACTTTCTGGAATGTAAACCAGCTTGTAGCGTGTACCTATCTTTTCCAGCTCAATCTGACTGTTGTGTCCGTCTACGTCGACAAACATCAGATTTCCGCTGAAATTTACTTTTGGCTGTTGTATAATCCATTGACTACTCATGCAAATAGCGCCACGGCAGACTATATCAGTACCGACGTCGATATCAGCAAACAGCCAGCCATAACGCCAGTATAGCCGTATTTGACAAATCTGGCCGCCAAGAGTAACGCTGAACTTCTGGTCAGGTATGGCAGAAAGCGGGATAACCTTGTATCTGCTGTTATCTGGATTAGAATTAAGCGCCATATTTCCACCGCCTTACCATGATTTTACAATAGCCCCAATGTCATAAAGCGTACTTGTTAGCTCGTCGTTACCTTCTTCGGTGTTCTTGCTGCCCGTGTTCTGCGTCGACGTGTCACTAGGATTTTCTGCGTCGCTGGTAGTAATCGCACCGCCCCCGGAGCTTACCACAACATCAGAGTAGCTGCTTTCAACCTCGCGGACTTCAATTAAAGCAAGGTCTACAATAAGCTGGCTCGTAGCGCCGTTTTCCTCAAATTTATACTCATAACTCAACAAGTTCAGGTTTTTGTATTCGCGCAGCGGCGTGACGATTGAAAACGTCTCTGTGCTGGTCCGCAACGCTTCCAGCGTATCAAGTACCTTCTGCAAGTCGGCAGGGCTTTTGCTGGACTTGGCCAGCGTAACCGTGCCTTCAAAGGGCATTATTGTTTTATTGTATGCGACAAAATAGCCTTTTTCTACCGGATCATAGGTAACATTGCTATCACCTTTAAGTCGCCAGCCAAGAAAAGACGAAAAGTCAGTTAAGGTAGTACCGCGGGTATCCGCAAGCAGCCAGTTTGACCATTCGTTTTTTAGAAAGTCAAGTATCTTAACTGTCATTAGTCGTTCCCCCTTGTCCCGGTGGCAGTACCCCAGTACAGGCCGCTGTTTTTATTAATGCCTTTACCAATGTCGGCGGCTATGCCGTCTGCGTTGGTTGCTTGGGTGTGAATATCAATCTTGCCGATTTCAAGTGTCTTGTTGCCGCCCGCTCCGGCACCTGCCAGCTGCGGCGTGATAGGTGTAAAGAACTGCTCATATCGACCGCCCAGAAAGTCTTTGACGCCGTCCAGAGAGGGCAAGTTGTCAATAATCTTTTTCAGCGTGTTCCATGCGTTTTCAAGCGGCGTAATAAAGTAGTCGTTGATAAAACCGCCTATAGCTTTAAACGCCTGCGCTGCCGCCACACCAAGCCCGGCCACAAGCACAAGCACGGAATGCAGTATCATCCACAGGCCTTTTAGTATGGCCTTTAAGACTTCCCACGCTATTTGCGCAGCAGTCTTTAAAAAGTCCCATGCGCCCTCAATGGCCGCCATTACTTCCTCGCCCGTGCCTAGCGTCTTCCACAGGCTTTCGAACTGGCTCTTACCGCCCTTGGCGTAGACATATAAGTCCTCTAGTATCAGGATAAGCCCGACAATGGCGGCGATAATCCACGTTATAGGGTTCGTCATTATGGCGATAAACAAGCTCCACAGGGACGGCAGGACTACAGCGCCAATGACTAGCGCTATACCGGCCAGCGCGATTTCAAATGCAAGACTGTGTTTCTGTATAAAGACAAATGCCGATGTCATCGCTTTAGCCGCTTCCGTCAGAACTGGCGCAAACATCCGCATTACAGGCAAAAAAGACATGTTCAGAGTTCTAGCGAATCTGTCCATAGCGTCGTTATAGTTGGCGGCGATAACGGTATCCTCTTTTTGGAAAACGCCAAGTTCCCGCTCGTACCTGATAAGGTCCTGCATACCTTTTTTGCCCATCTGTAGCAGGCCTATCGTGCCTTCATCCAGCTGCAAGCGTTTCAGCATACCGCTGGAAGTCGCCTTGTCCATGCCTTCAACGGCTTCGGCGACGTCGGTCAATACGTCGAACACGTCGCGGGCTTTCCCGGCGGCGTCAAGTGTGGAAACGCCCATGCTTTCAAAAAAGGGCAGCAGTCTGCTTTTTCCGGTTACGGCAATTCTTTGCAGCTCACTGCCTAATCGTTCGGCCGTGCCATAGAACGCCTCAACGCTGCCGCCCGCAAGTTTAGACGCCGTGGCCCACGATTGCAGCTTCGGCACGTCTGCGCCTATGCGGTCAGCTATCTTGCCAAGTTCATCAGCGACGGCCGTCAGGTTTTTAACCTCTGACATTATGAAGCCGACGGAAGCAAAGGCTCCCAGTTTTGCAATCGCGCCTGCCTTTATCCGGTCGGCAAAGCTGCTAACTTTGCTTTCAGCCTGCTTTAATCCTTTATCTAGGTCGGTATTATCCATTTTTACAGCTATCAGCAATGAATCAATTATATTAGCCATACTATACCGCCTTTACTTCAATTCTTGGACTTGGCTTTTTTCTCCATGTCCTTATACATCAGGTTTTCGTTGATGTTGTTTATATAGATTATCTCGCACATGTCCAGCAGGTCCTCATAGCTGTAGTAGGTTTCAAGCTCTTTGAGGGTCGCAAAGCGCTGTGATATCACCAGCGCGGTCATGTTAGATACGTTTACGTATTTTTTGAGAAAACTATATCTGCCGACTTGCCCATCGTATTCGTCGGGGACTGGCCGGCGGCTAGAAAAAAATCGAAATTTAATTTAAACGCTTCAACGCGCAGCTTCCACAGTACCCGGAAATCTTCAATAAATCCGTCTACCAGTTCCGGTGTGCAGGGTGTTTTGACGCCGCTTGTCGGCACATAGGAGCAGCAGGCAAGCAAATCATCAAGAACTTTTTCAGCGTCGTCTACGTCAAGCTTTCCAAGTGATGTAATAATACTGCCAAAATCTAAGTCTTCTAGTTTTAATTCGGTGATAGGTTTCCCGTCGGGGACGTTGATAGAAGTAGCAAAGCCGCCGTGAAGCAAGAGGGATAATGCCCGCATAAGCCAGCGCTCTTGCTTCTTGGCGGAAAACTGTGTAATCTCAAATTGAAGGTCGCGCCCCTGTCTTTCATCTCTCACCATAACAGTAATTGTTTTTCTCATTTTTCTTCTCCCTTATAGCTCCATTAGATACATTTTTCAAAATCAAACGCGAACGTTACAGGGTCTAATACCTGTTTTAAGTCCGGCAGTCTCTTTGCCGTGGTCAGATAGCCGTTGGCATAAGTGTATGTCTTGGGCATAGACTTGATGTTGATAATCAAACTGACTTCGAAGGGTGTCATTTGATTTTCGGACGCCGCAATCAGCGCTTGGAAATACGGCAGTGACGGGCTAGACGGTTCAATTGTGATATGCACCGTCTTTTTAGACGGAGTATAACCAGCACTCAACTTGCCGTCGACGCCCATTCTGGTAACGGCTAGAGTTTCCTCGTCTTGGTTGATTGCTTGGTCAGTAGCGAATCCCTCAACAGCAAAGCCGACGGGGAAAAGGTCATTTACAATCATAACCGCCGTAGCGTTAGCAGATGTGATGTTGCTGCTCATAGTCTAGTTTCCCCCTTTATACTACCGCTGTGAGCGGGAATTCAATTTTATTGACGCTGCCGCCATAGGTGTACCATACAGAGATGTTTGGCGTTCCTCTGGTTGCCCTTACTTCCGGCGCCGGGTCAGTTACTCTGATAACAAAACCGTTGGTATACAGCTCGGTGCTGATGTCCTCGCCTGCCTCTTGATACAGCTGCGCTTTTTGCGCTTCGGACAGGCTAACACCGGGGTCGATTACGCCATTTGTGAGCGCTCTGTTAATCGGGTCTGTCAGCCATGCTTTAATCATGGTATAGCCACGGTCTACATATGGCAGGCGTTGAGTTTGCTGCATACCGTTCAGGCAGGCAGTCTGCATAACGTTTTGCAGCCAAATCATATTGATGTAAACATCAACGAAGCCATAGCTGCCGCCACTCATAGCGCCGTTGTAGAAGATATTAAACTGCTCACTTCTGGACGCATAACGACCGTAGAAGTTGACTTTGTTGTCCAGCAGGCTTGCCTGTGTCTGGTCGTCGGTACAGGTCGGAGCAAGTCCACTCTGTGTCTTGAACGCCCAAGAGATAGCACCCTGTTCACGGTTCCAGTCGATAGAAGCCGCGCAGCTCATAACGAACACAGATACCTCGCCATTGTCATAGGTATTAATAGTGCCCTCGTAATCGTTGAAAGCCAGCTGGCCGGGCAGAGACTCTGCACCGCCGGCAATTTGGCCAGCGTCCATGCTGTATGCGCAGTAGAGGAACTTGTTCAAGTTGCTGTTGCTCCAAGCTGCCAGTTCTAAGGCTTCCTCTGTGCTTGCTTGGTATACGGTGGTAAAGCTTACCCAGTTTTCAGACTGTTTAACAGCTGCGTTCATGGTTTGGGTCGGCGTCATTTTTGCCGTGCCTTGGCTTACCACAGCACCAACTGCGGCGGTAAGGCCAAGTGCAGCAGCTACGTCTGTTCCCAAAGCTTCTACGTTGGTCCCATTGGTCACATAGGTCACGCTGGAATCATTGCCAGTAGTATTGGAGACAATGCGATAATTTTTCTGATCGGTGTTGAAAGTGACTGTTGTCCCGGTTACTTTTGCCTGAATCAAAGCCGCGATATCGCTTTGAGTTTTAGCACTGGAAAAGTCCAGTCCGGTTACGGTTATCGGCGTACCGTCTACAGAGATAGTAAATCCGCCCTCTGTGATTTTTTGCAGGTCGGTTACTCCCAGTGCTTGGCTGCCTATTAAGGCGCCTGCGATAGCTTCATCCGCACGGCGGAAGAAATAAAGCGTGTTAGGTTTCTTGCTGCTGTTCGTGAAGCCTAAGAAGTAAATAACCGCAAGACGATACTCGTCGCTGTCATAGCCGAAGTATTCGCCTACTGCCTGCTGGCCAGTAAAGCCCATAAGCAGCGGATACGGCATGATAGCGTTTTTAGTAAGCAGAACGCCAGCAAGTTCTAACTCTGTGGAACCAGAAGAAATAACGCGCGGCGTGATGTTTACAAGTCTACTTGCAGGAATAGCCATTTATTAGATACCCCCTTTAATTAGTTTGTTGGCGGGTGATGTACGTCAACGTTTTCCAATCTAGTCACACTTGCCCGCTCGAAGTATTCGACTTCGATAGAATATGTTGACCACATAGACAAGTGCAGTTTGACTTGGAAGCGGTTGATAAACTGATTAGTGTCGTCTACGTAAGGCAGATACACCATGTTTTCAGCGTACAAAAGGCCAATGTCATAGTTGTTATGAAAAAAATCGGCCGCATAGGCGCTACGGCTCAAGGTTTCTAGTCCTTCGGCCCTGCTCCGTGAACGGTCGATATCGGTATCGCAAAAATCAACAGTTACAACGTATTCCCGTAAAGTGGCCGTGATAACGTTACCTTCCGGGGTAACTTGGCTTTCACCTGTGTTTGTCCCTATACGGCGCGTCTGGCTCAAGTAAAACAATGTGTGCTCCCGTTCATCGCCGGGTAGCGCCATGTTGTTCTGGTTACCCTCAAACACGCGCTGCGGGTCAAGCGTCGGCCGCATGTACTTTAACAGAAACTCGGTAACTGCGACGTTTATTTTTTTTTCTACATCAGATACAGGCATTTAGTTTCCCTCGCCTTCGTCGGGTTCTTCCGGGTCAGGCTCTGGCTCCGGCGCTGGCCGTGTTTGTAGTACCGGCGGCGTCACAAGTTGGGTGATTTCAAAATTCGCCCACCCTGCATGTGCTGACCAGTCTTCAAGCACTTTGGAGATGTGCCAGTAGGTCCCATCTTCGCGCTGGATGATATCACCTGTCCTACATAGCGGCACCCGCGATATACCGTCTACGGGCAACAGTTGACTACTGTCAATAAACATCTGCTCTGTATGCGGCATATCGGGCACGTTTTCGCTATGATCAAGGGAGTTTTCAGCGTTCGGCTGAATTTGCGCTGCTATCGTAATCGGCTCTTTATAGTACGGCGTCACTCTCCCATACGCCACAGCCTGCCCGTCAGACTGATAAAGAGTAACTGTCTCGTCCGGGTGTACCGACGTTATTGAACCTCTCACTATAGCATGTAAATTCATCCCTAACATCTGCTATTCTCCTTTTTATTTTTCGTTGGCAATCTGCCAGCTAACAGCATTAATCATTGTTGATGTGTCAATAAGTGCCCGTTCCGGGTTACTTACCCCTAAAGACTTCCCGTTCTTCATCTTCCGGCGTTTAGCCGCTATCGTAGCAGGCTTGTTAAGCCGGGGCTCTCCCGGCGGCCAGTTGCGAATAGTCATTTGCAAATCGGTACGCGCCGACGGTCCAAGTGCCCGCAAGGCTCGGACAAATATGTCCTGTTCGATGATGTGCCCCTTGAAAATTCTTTCAAGGAAGCCCAGCCAGTCCTTACTTTTTTCCTCGACGGTCTTTTGCATAAAAGGCCGTTCAGGGACGCCGCCAAGGCCCACATTTTGAATGTAAGCGATGTACGCTACACTTTTCCCGTCCGGGTACGTTGACCCCTCTGGAAAGCCTATTTCCAGCTGCGGGTTTTGCTTTGCCAGCTGGCCGACAACTCTTTTAAAGTTGCCCAGCAGTTCCCCGCTGCCGCCGCCCGCCTTTAGCTCAACATGAAAGCCCATTGTACCAACGGCCCCCGCTGATATATTTTTGCATAAGCTGCCAAAGAAGGAAGCCGCATTGCGTCTGCGTGTACCAGTTTGGTTTCGCCAGCACGGCATACGAAACGGACACTTTGCCTTCCGTCGCACTTGCCACGTTGCCTACTGCCAGCGGGCCGCGCATTTGCAATTCGGATAAATGACAGGTCATCAGTTCAAGGAGCTTTGCCCGCTCGTCGTAGTCTTGGACTGCGGAGGCGGGACCATTGTTGATTAAATAAGTGGCGGTGTTGAAATTGTTTTCAATTTGCGCATCCGGCAAATTGATGAACGGATACTTTGCTTTAAAGTCTTCGAGGTCGAACTCAACAATGTTGTCTTCTCTAGACATAGTTAGTCCCCCCTATTCTACCGGGGTAACTGAACCTTCTCTGCCCTCTGGCCCTGCCATTTTGGCGGCAGGCTCAAAGCCATTTCTAAGCGCTTTGCGCTCGTCTGTTTCTGCTTCGACGCTATACTTGTCGTCTTTAGTAGCGCAGAACAGTAAATGTTCTTTGATTAGCCAAAACTCCGGATAGTTTTTGCAGAACCATTCCCAAGCTGCACGGGGGACGTTAGGAGTTACGCCATAAGCGCCGACAGGGTTAATGCCCTTTTCCTTGCCCCGTAAGTGGGCATTGTTACCGTTAAGGATAATGCGTTCAATAGTGCCTTTAGAAGTCGGGATAGCAAGTTCCAAGTCCTGCGGATAGTTAAGACATAAGGTCACAGTATCAGAGGTATCAATAACAGCGCGGTTAGCACTATTGACAGACGCTGCTTTGACCTTCTTTTCTTCCGCTGCCTTGGCTGCTTCTTCCGCCTGCTTTTCGGCTTCTTTAAGCGCCGCTTCATACGGTGTAGGCTCTGCTGCTTCTTCCGTGGCTTGCACAGCTTCGGCGGCGACCTCTGCCGCCGCTTCTGCTGCTAAGGTTTCTTGTGTTTCGGTAGCTACCTCTGCTGTTTTAGCAGTTTCGGTTTTCTTCTTCGTCAATCTCGCCATTTTTCTTTTCTCCCTTACCCTAGATTATACACCAGTCATTGTAGCAACGGCAAACGGTCTGTATAAAATGCAGCCGTAGGAAGTGCCGACAAATTTCTGCTTGAAGCTTGAAGTTTCAGGCACTAAGCGCATTGCGCGCATTTTTTCGGAGAAACCGAATTCGCCTGTAGGCTCGCCGTTAATGCTACGGCAAATGAGAAGTACAGTGCTGTCAGAGAAGTTTTCCAGTTCCGGCAGTTGGGCAAATTTGATGTTCGGGGTATAGCGTTTAATCATGTCCATAACGGATACATTATAGTCAGTTGCTTTACCCAGCTCAACAGCAGAAGAAGGAGAGGTTACGAGAATCAAATCGCTGTCGTTGCGGATGTGGCCCAAAGAATTTTTAGCCAAGTTCTGGAACAACAACAGATAGTCTGCGTAAATTTCTTTAGTAGTTTTGAGCTTCCAAGTGTTGCCGCCTTCACCAGTTCCCGGAGTGATAGCAGCCGGACGGTTAGGCTCGTTCAGCAGGCCGTAGATTTCCATATTTTTGACGCCCAGCAAATTGTATTTGTTTTGAGCGATGTCGATAGTGGTAGCTGCGGCGCGTTGTTTCCGTGCTGCTAATTGCAAACGTGCTTTAGCTGCATAGTCTAATTCGCGATCACCGTAGCGAATGTTAGTTTGGAATACATATTGTTGACGGACCGGATAGGTCGGGTTGACGTCAGCCATTCCAGCATTGCCGTAGTCGGTGTAAGCTTCTACAGCTCCGGTGATTTCGTCGACCTCAAAACGTGCATAAGATGTAGTCCAGTCGCCTTTTTTAACCTCTGCGAAAATCTCGCGGGAGTTACGAGGACCGGTCAGGATCTCAATAACACGCGGGTCAAGATAAGATGTAAATTCTACAGGCACACCGCTGTTCGGGTCGGTTACCATTGCGGCGTCGTAGGCCAAACGCTCAATGTCGGCGTCGTTAGCCATAATGCCACGAATTTTATAATGGTCATCAAATACAAAACCTTTTTCGCGCATAAGTGCTACTTGTTGGTCAATGTTCATTGGCATTTTTACTGTTCCCCTTTCTTTTTGTACTTACGGCCCAAATTAGGAACCGCTCGGAGTGCTGGCAGGAACAACAGCCCCACGCCAATTTGAGATGATAATTACGTCGTTAGCAGCACCGGCTTGAATTACTTCAAAGTCAGTTTCTACGGCACCTTTAACGGTTGTTTGCGCAGCTCCGGTTTTGATAGTACCGTCTGCCAATACGGCAAATACTTTCTGGCCGACAGTTGCGACGGTAGTGGTAACAGCAAAGAAATCGCCTTTTACCTCTACAGATACAGGATAACCGACAGGAACGGTGTTAGAAGCTTCTACATCACCCAGCGGGTTGGTGATTTCGCGCACTGCAAAGCCCAGAGGGCGGCAGTCAGTGCCGGTAGGTTTAACGCAGCCTTCTTTATCTGCGTCAGCCCATACGAAGCCGCCGATGTTGCAGGCAGCGCTAGCAACATAGCCTTTGGCGGTAGATACGATAGGGTTAATAGCTGCATATGCGCCCGGAATACCAATACCGGGGTAAGTGTTTACAGTTTGTTTAAACGCCATTTTTTTACGCTCCTTTCTTATCGAACGCTGATTTTATTCAGGCCTTGCAGATAGTCCGGTACGGAGACTGCGGAATCCATAGCAACGCGGCCAGCGCCCCATTTTTCAGTTTGTTTGCTTCTGCGCAGTGCGTCAACCATGCCTTTATAGGCGGTGGGCGAATACTCTGAAACATTGAAGCCTTCTGCTTTGAGTGCAGCGGCGTAGATATCATCTGCGCTATCATAAGCCAGCGGGTCTACTTTGCGGCCTAAAAATGCTTGACAGGTTTCAGCGGCAGCATTGCGTTCGCGGAAGCTTGCTTCAATCTTTTTGCGCTCTGCTGTTAAAATGCTTGGCAGTGCGTCTTCCGCTAAGTACCTTTCTTCGCCCTCGCGTTCGTGGTCGCGGTCGATACGTTTCGGGTCGGCTTTTTCGCGCTTCTCGCCGTATTTAACGCCCATTTCAAACGCTGCTTTGAAAGCAGGGTCTTTCATTTTTTCAGAAAGTTCGTCGTCTTCACCCAAGGCTTTTTTCATACCTTCGCTTTCATGTTCTTTATCCAGCTTTTCGCGTTCGCCGGGTTTCTTTTCCAGTTCTTCACCGTATTTGACGCCTTCGGCAAAGGTCATTTTGCCCTCGTCGTCTTTAGCGGTTTCGGTTTTGGCGGTTTCGGTTTTGGCGGCAGCTTCGGCGGCTTCGTCCTCTGCTTTGGTGCCTTTCAGGCTAAGCAGGAAGGCGCGAATTTTGTCTTTAGCGGCAGCTTCCAAGCCGGGGAAAAGCTTGTCAGTGATTTCATCAACAGTTGCGTTTTCGTCGATATCTACACCAACATCGCGGGGAGAATATCCGCCCTCAACTTGCGCCTCGACTACTTGGATTGCTTTGAGCAGGTTACCCAGTTCGGTTTCGCTCTTTTCAATGCCTAAGTCAGCGTCAGCTGCAAGAACAGAGTGCAAAGCTTTTGCGCGGCGTTGTTTAAAGCGCTGCACTGGCTCGGTAATTCTAAATTTTGCCATTTCTTTTGACTCTCCTTTCGGGGTATTGTTTATAGCTAGCCCAGCGGGCATACTATCGGCAACAGCCACGTCGGAACCAGCTCGGCCACGTGGCACAAGGGCAACGTGATTACCCTTGATATCTCTCATTATAAAGTCATATGCGACGCCGTCAACCTCGCCCGGTGTGAAGTCAGGCGTATAACGGTAGCTGCATGAAAGCTCTTTAAACTCTCCACGCTCTATTTTTCCGATAGCGTCAGCGTCCTGCACTGATATGGTATTGCGCAGATACGGTGCGTCAAACGTGGTATCGGTCCCGGTAGCTCCTACACGGTGCTCTTTCTGCGGCTCGTCTGCACTGTCAAAATGGTGCTCAAGCAGCAGCGGCAGGCCGTTGAAAGTCTCGGCCGCTTTGGCTAGCTCGTCCGGGTCACGGTATCCGTAGTATATCCCCGTGGGGTTAAGTCCCAGTTCGGCGGCTCCGGGTATCTCCCGGCCATAATAAGGATTGATACAGGCTTTGGATATCGGGCAGGCTGATACGTGCAGATATCCGTTATCGTCTATCCTTCGGGCTGACGGGGCAGCGTCGAAGGTCAAATTGTTATCTTTTTCCACTTTATCACCTCTTAACTTACATAAATAATTTTGAGGTATTTATACGGCTTTTCACGGCATTTTATCCGTAAATTATGCACACAGTTTAAACGGTGTAAATCCTATCCCCGGGGGGTGGGTCTACCCCAAATCTACATTTGCTGTCTGCTACAGTACGTGTAAATTCAATACTTTTCTCCCTTATTATAGCAGAAAAGTGTATATTCAAAGTCCTGTAGTACGTATTTACTAGGTTTCGAGCAGTTCGCTGATGTTTGGTCTGTAAGTGCAGCGGCAGTAGGGAAGCTCGCCCGGTTTCACTTTTTTGCCTACCTCATAGTCAAACAATCCCTCGTCCAAGTCGAATTCTTTGCCGTCCATCTCCTCATGTGATTTACGGCTCGTTTTCTCGCCCGGAATATGTACCCATGTGCCAGTTTTTATACCCAGCTCCCGGGATTGGGCAAGTTCCAGCTCCTGCGTGGCCTTGTTCGTCTGGTCCATTGCAATCAGCTGCGCCTTACGCTCTGTAACGCCTTCAATGTCTAGCAGTGTTTGATAAAGGCTTGCCATATCCCGGCCACGTTTGGCGCTTTCATACACGCTTTTGATGATTTTATCGAAAAATGACGGGGCAATAGTCCTAATAAGGTTTACATTCCGTTCGGCAGCTTCTTCTAGTATGCGTTCATAAGCTGGTGTTACCGTGAATTTAATCGCCACGCCTACCCTTTTTAGTTCCGCCATTAAAGCCGCCCTGTTGGTTTTATCAATCTTGTTGATAAAGCGTACAGCCGCCCGTTCTGCCCGCTCCCGATTGAAGTCCATAATGTACTGGTGGAATTTCCGCCGCAGCACCGCCAGAAGCTCGTCAAGGTTTACCTCTTGCCCCTCAATGGTGATATCATACGCCAGCTGGTCGCCCTTGAGAAATTTCTTGTAGTTCTTCAAGACATAGGGGATAGCTGTTTTCATCATGGGGCGGATAATGCGGCGTATCTCGCGGGCATAGCTTTGCTGTATGCCTGCGTTAAAGACGTGTGGCGGTAGAAAGGTCTGCCCTCGTCTTGTCCTTCTGCGTCTGGCCATTTACTCACCCCTGACTGCTATTCTCTGGCGGCGTGACGTTTTTTAACAGCTCTATCATCTCGCTATAGTCTGCGCTTGGTTCTTCCGTGTCTTCTACATCAAAGTTAGCCATAAAATGGTTGTAAGGGCTGTTATCGCGCGTTTTAAGCTCCTCGCGTACTTCCTCTGGTGCCAATGCTCCCATAGCTATATAGAGGTTATCAGTTTCGGCTTGAGTGCGTCGAAGCGTAGCCATTGCTTCCTCGCTCTTTTCAGAGAGTGGGTTAAATTCGACGCTGATACTTTCATCAATTTCGCCATATTCAATGAGTTGCAGTATCTTTACCAACCGTTCAAGCGGCTTTCTAAGCTGCCTTTCCTGCTGGCTGCTGATGTGCTTGTAATGGTTTTCAAGGTCGCTTTCTCCAGTAGCGTTCATACCCTGCGGCGCAATGCCCCACAATTTAGTTGCTGGCTCCTGAAACATAGCCGCCACAAACTCCATCGCCTGCGATACGATTTCACGCACACCCGATAAAGCTGTAATTTTTACATCTACTTCTTCTTCTTCCTTGTCGATAAGGAGTACGCCGTCATTGTTCCTGTTTTTGGCAAAATGATTTAAACGGCGGTCTATAGACGCCCAATCAGCACCGGAAAGAATTTGTGCGTTGAGGTTAGTTTTGAATATGGTCAAACTGAATTTAGTAAGCAAACGTGCTTCTGCTTCCCGGCACTCGGTAAAGTGAGAAACTACGTCTAATACGGTTTGCGCAAGTGGAATACCGAAAAAGTTATAAGCAGGTTTAAGCAGCGTAGGCAGCTCGTTTTGCGAAAAGTATAATACCCTGCTGCGGTGAATAGGTACGCCCATGACAAACCATGTCTGCGGATTGTAGTAATTCTGGCTCATTGGGTTAGTAGCATTATATTCCCCCGGCGAGATATTGAAGGCTTCCAGCAGGCGCAGGCCTTTGATTTTCTTTCCTAGAAGGCCATCGGCGGTAAGCGGTATCGCGTTTACTAAGTCTTCTGGTCTTTCCCCTTCGTAGTCTATTCCAACAAGACACCCGCCCATATAGCCATTGTTGCAGATAGCTTTACAAAACATATCTTTGACATTTAGACGGTTTAACTCTGATTCAAGAAATTTAATCTTCTCCCGGCTTTCTTCTTTTTCCGTGGTAAGCTTCCAGCCTTTTTCAGTCATTTCAGACGCGATCATTTCTACGCCTGTCCGAATAAGCGGGTTTTGCGTCAGCGCCGTTAAGTAGCCATAGCCTAGAAACTGCGGATAAACGTTATCGCCTAGTACCCGCATGGTGTGAAGTATCAGGCCGTGGCAGGCGCTAATAGCTTCATCGTTGGCGGCTTGTGCGTTTGCGTCCGGATTCCCCATAGTCTCCGGGATACCGAACATGGTCTGTACGTCTTCCAGTCGCGGTTCAATAAAGATGTTATTGTTGTTACCGCTATTAATGACGTTCAGCGCCTTTCTGTGCGTCTCATTTACAGACGTAGGACTAATTACTCTGCTTCTGTTTAAAAGCTCCGTACTGCGGATATTAAGCGGTTTAAACTGCTTCTTTTTCACTTTGTTTACCCCCTGATCATGAAATTCGCAAAGCGCCCTTGTTCTGGCATAAATAGTTTACAGCGTCTATAGTATGGTCATTGCCGTCGGGATATGTTGCTATAAAGTTCCCGTTTTTGTCTTTTTTCAGTTCATAGTTAGCAAACTCACGGGCAGCATTCGGGCAGCGGTTAGGGTCTATGACTATCCGCAGCAGCTCCTTGCTTAAATAGTCGTATCCAGCCTCACGGCTTCCGGGTCCCTTCTTGGCCGCTCTCACGTTTATACCATAGCTTCTAAGCGTGTGAACGCTTCGGGGCTCTACATCTGATATTATAAGCTCATTTCCCGGGTTTTCCTCCCTTATATGGTCTGCAAGCGTCCACAGTGGACATTGTACTTGATAGTATTCGTTGTATATGTATAACGTTCGCCGCGCAACGTCTAGGTTGCCCGTCATGTACGCCAGCGGGTCATTAGCAAAACCAAAGTCAAGGCCGCGTTTGATATTGCCAAAGCTCTTAATTTCTTCGTCCGTTATCTCACGCAGGACGAGGTTATTAAATACCTCGCCGCCAGTGCCGGTAACGTCGCCTAAAAACACATGCCGCCACCTGCGGGGTGAGAATTTACGCAGCGTTTCCGCTTCCGTTACTATCATCGGCCCTACCCATTCAGCCGGGCCATACAGGTAGTTACTCTTGTGTACTATCTTTTCAGGGGTCTTTTTCTGCGTCTCGACGTTTACCCAGCTGCTTAATGACTGCGGCGGGTTGTAGGTATAGAACACCCAGAATTTATCTCCGCCACGCATGAACGATAAACGGGCGTTATCTACTTCTTCCATGCCGTCATATTCTGCCAGTTCTTCAAACCATAGCACGGAATAGTAGCCATTGGATGTCTTAATCGACTTCAAGGTGTTGCTGTCGCTAAGTCCGAAAAAGTTAATCTTCTGGCTGGTGGGCTTATAGATGATTTCAAGCGGCGACAGTCTGGCGATGAAAAATTCAGTAAGTCCCAGTTTCTCTATCGCCCACAGCATTTGCTCATAGACCGTTTTTCTAAGCGTGTTATCTCTTTTCCGGATAACAGCTACATGCGCCGCAGGGTTATTTATGAGCAGCAGTATAGCCACTATGGCGGTAAACGACGACTTGAAACTGCCACGGCCGCCACATAGCCAGTAATATGTATATGAGTGCTGCATTATTGCGTGGTACAAGCCATAAAATGCAGGACCTATACAGTCAGTCAGCTTTATCTGTTTAAGCCTTGTCTCCGGTGTCTGGTTCTGGTTCTGATAATTCATCTTCTCCCGTCACTCCCATTTGCTCTGCCAGTTCCGCAGCTCTGCGCTCCATTTCTTCCTCGCTCATGGTCGGCTGGATAGGTACGCTCTCTGCCGCCGGAAGCGCCCCCGGAATATCAACGACTATCTGCGGCGTGATATTGACGTTCACAGCCTTTTCATTAAACAGCTTATGATATCTGGCCATTCCTTCTGTGCCTGCTCTGTGCAGGCTAAGGCGCTGCACGGTCTTACCTATTAAAACGTATTCTTTATCTGGTCCTTGACCTCTGGCGGCATAGTTTAGTGTCTCGATAGTCTCGACAAGCTCGCCGCGCATTTGTCTGGTAAGATTTAACAAGGTCTCGTTTGCGTCGGCGATTTCTTCCGTTTCGATTTTTTCGCGAAGCTCATTAAGATACGTCTGTACCCACGGGCGCCGCAGTATCATATACGCCCGTTTAGCCGCGTAGGTATCGCCGTAGCCTGCCGCCAGCGCGCTTTTTTTCGCATTGAAGGTCTTCATGTACTCACGGCAGAATTTCTTTTCTTGGTCGGACGCTACGCGCACGTACCCCGGTCTGATTTTGGTTACCGTCGCTATATCCTCTTTAGGTGAGCCGCCTTTTTTGGTATCCTCTTGGGAGACACGTACGCGCCCCCTATGCTGCTTTTCTATCTTTTCTTGCTGCTCCTCATATTTTTCCCAGAAGTTGTTTTCTTCTTCCGGAGTCGAAGCGTCAAGGTTTACTTTTTCCAGCTCGGCCGCTATGGCTTCCGGCGTTATCTGCTGCGTTTCCTTTTTCTTTCTCAACATCTTCACCCCACTTTATTGTTTCACGTGAAACATCTGTCTATTTGTTCCATTATAACACAAGAGTAGATATTATGAATATTCTAACTATACATGTTATAATGTTGTTATATAACTTTTAAAAGGCGGTGTTTGTAATGAGTTGGCTTTTGTATGTGTGCCTTGACCTGATTTTTACCGTATTATGCTATTTAACTAACTGGTTTGTCGTCATTTTTGCTGATGAAAAAGGGCAGCTGCCTAAAGTATTCAAGCTGTGGCAAACCTACGATAATCCCCTTGATATCCGCTGGCAGGTGCTCGAAGTCGTCCCGAAGTTCCTGCGCTATGACTTCGACAGTCACTATATTTATCACTACGAAATGAAAGGCGACGGCTATATGCGTCCCGGCTTCGTACAGCTCTGGTATAACGACTTCACCACAAAAGAACGTGTGCAGCGCTATTTCTGCCGCCTGCTGTGGCTTATGCGCAACAACGCTTACGGTTTTGGCTACTATGTCACCGGCCGGGCGGTAGACTTTTCAAAGGTCAAAGTATTGCGGAAAATCAAGGAACTTAACAACGAGCAATGGTTTAGCTATGTTCCCGGCTTTCTCGCCCCGTGGTCCTTCTACTACTGTAAGCAATACTGCCCGTGGTTCCGGGTCCGCCTGTATCTCGGCTGGAAGATGAAGTTTCTCGACGATTACACGCAGGTAAACCGCTGCCAGATAGCTTTTTCGTTCAATCCGTTCAAGGGCCTTGAAGAAGATAGCACCGGGGGGGATAAAAATGAACTGTAAAACATATGAGCCGGGAGAATTGCGCGACCTGCTCGGTCTATCCGATAGCCAGACTATAGCGGACCAATTAGCCGCCATGTCAGACTTTTCAGCGTGTATAGGCTATAACACATGCGCCGACGTTATAAAAGGCGTCAGAAAGGCGGATTTTCCGCCCTGTAGGGCTTACCTGCTGAATGTTGGGTCAAGGTGCAGCGTCGTAGTTACTAATCGTCCCGCCGGAAGTATGGTATACAAGCTCTACACCTGCAAGGACTTTGCCGAAGCAAGCGAATTCGCGCACTCATTAGTTGATACTCTGTATATGCCGATACCCCGCCTGATGAATCGCATTAATGAGCAGCTTACATTTATCCCCCATTCTAATCGCCTGAACGTATCAAACAACAGCTATAACGTTCTGGTGACTATCACCAACCGCCGGGATTGCACACTGACCATAACAGACAACAATGTTGATGATATCCCCGAAATGCTGCGGGAATATGATATCACCATTGATCCGAAACGCCTGACCAAGTGCCGCAGCGTTATAGCCTTTTACCGGGAGTTATACGGCTATAGCCGCACGGAACTAAATGACTTGACCGGAATCAGTCCCACAACGCTTGACCGTTACGAGCGCGGGGAAAGGTCACTGCTTAAAACTAACGTCTACTACATCATGCTGCTGGCCAGAGTTTTTAACGTCACGATTGACCACTTAATAGAAAAAGAAATTCAGCTTAATCCGCAGGCGCTGAAAGAACTGGAAGAAGAATACTAAAAAAAGAAGGTTCCCACAAATGAAACAACTAAAAAATTCCGATTGTGTTTATATCGTTCTTGGCGGCAACGCCATGCCGCAGGAAAGGGCGGCGCAGTTTTGGACTAACGGCGGCCGACGTATTGGCCGCTATAGTAATAAAATGCAGGCCTACCGCCAATATTGCACCCTGCGCATTCAAGAAGAATGTAGCAAGGCAGGTTTCTTCAAGGAGAAAACGCCGCTTCGGGCTGATTTATATTGCTTCCTGTCCGTGCCTGCGTCCAGAACAAAAAAGTTTCGGGAGCTGGTCGACCAGCGCGCAGCTTACCCCATAGTTAAGCCCGACAACGATAATCTGTACAAGGCCATCACAGACAGCGCAGAAGGCGTAGCGTTTGCTAATGATAGCCAAATCATCAGCACCGCCATTCACAAGCGCTATACAAACGATAATCCGTTTTCTGTCCTCGTTCTTTCAGTCGTCGAAAATGACGAAGATAGTATCATATGGGACGTGTACGACAAGTTCAAGCGTCATAGAAACGTGCTCGATTGACGGGCAATGTTTCACGTGAAACAAATAAAGCACTGTGAGGATTTCTCACAGTGCTTTTTCTATCAGCTTCTTACTTTATACCGGGAAACGTAGCCATTCAGGTTCTCTGGCGGTACTCCCACTTTGGCGGCAACATCTTTATAAATCATGCCTGCCCGAATCAGATTAAATATTTCGTCATGCAATTCCCGCCAAGGGTATATAGTACGCATTTTAAATGGCTTATACTCTGGATTTTTTTCAAGCTCCCTGAATTCGTTGTAATTTCTTTCATTGTCCTGCTCAACGGCCTTTACAGCCGGACTCTCCTGAATCGTCGGGGGGGCTGCTGCCGCTGCCTGCTTTGGCTTTATGCAGTCCGCCGGGATGTAGTGCGCCCCAAAAATGCACTCTGACAAGCCCAGAAATGGGCAGAAAACTACTCCTTCATGTCTATGTAATCTAAAACAGTCTAAACAATTCCGCAATTTATAACGTTCCTTTCAATGACAGATAGTCGCTATCGTATTCGAGTATGCGCCCGCGATAGCTGGTTTTTATCGGTGCTTCGGCTATAGCTCTGGCGATACGTTCGCTGTAGCCGGGCTTAAGGTCATATATCCCAGCAGTATATGTATAAGCCGCAATCCATGCGCCACAAGTGTCAAAACTAAATTTAGGTTTTTTATAGCAATATGGCATATCCGTAAGCATGGCTTCTACATCCCTATAATTCCAATCAATTGGGCAGTTACTACATTTATCCGTGGCGGCACAGGCAAAGCAATAGCTTTCAACCATCGGTACTATGCCGCCATTAATCGCCCATTCTGGCCAGTCCTTTTTATACTTCCGTCCGTGCGTGTCGGCGAGCCAGTTCCACAGTCGCCTGTGCAGATATCTGTAAAACACGCCATAAGATTTCCCGTAACGAATGCCGTTTAATTCGGTATATATCATTTTGCCCCTGTCCATAGTCTACGCTCCCATGTATCATAGTCGTCCCAGTAGTTACCGATGATTAGTACATCTTCGATTTCTTTGCGCGGGAGCGGCAGACGCACTTTTGCCGCCGCTTTGAAAACGCCTTCAAATAAATCTAGCTCAATACGAAACAAGCATGTTTCCCCTTCGATATTTTGGGTTATATAGTCTCCGACAAACAGCGGAATGCGCGCAGAATTTAAGTTCTTTGCATAGACGCCTGTATATCTTTGGACTGTCGGCGGGTCTACTTCAATGGCGTACTCGCCGAAGTATATACCCATTGCCCCGGTCGGACTGCCGAAGGGTATCGCTCCCCGCTTTTTCCAGTTTTCGTAGTTTACAATATACAGTTTTTTGCCAAACTGTACCAGCTGGCCATAGATAAGATTTTTCTCGTCCGTTATATCTTTTGGCATGGCGCGATAAAACAAATCTGTCCGCTCCATGTATTTTAAATACTCAATGTCTTTTTCGCTTATCTCCATAGTTTACCCTTCTTCCGTATTTTTTTATGGCGTCCGTTAAAAACCGCTCTACTTCGGCGGCGGCAGGAAGGCAGCTTATCCCGGCAACAATTTTCATGTTCTTATTCCACACAGTGACGTCCCACGGCGTCCACGGGCTAAAACGCTCGATAGGCCTATAGTAAACTACTGCCATAATCTCGCCAAGGTCAAGGAATGCCTGTATAAAAAAACGTGCGTTTACAAATTCATTTATGGCGCCGTTCATCAGCTCCGGTTCACCTACCATATATTTTCTGTACTTTCCCAAGGCATTATCTATATCGCGCTTATAAACGCAGATATGCCTTTCTGTAAGAAACGTAAGCATTTTAACGCCCCCTGACTTTATAGTAAAGCACAGCAGCGGCTATGCTTACGATTATAGATACGCCCCATAAGATAAAAGGTTCTGCCGCCATGTTATCCACCTTTCTTTACCACGTTACCTTTGACGTCTAAAATCTGATATCGTTTCGCTTTCAGCCTGCTGACAATCAGCATCGCATCTTTCATGCTTTCAAAATGTTCTATCATGCCGTCGCGGCGCGACATGGCGAACGTCGGGCGGTTATCTTCTTCGACGAAACAAAAGTACCCTTTACGGGGAATGTATAATATATAGCGTTCCCGCTTCTGCCCGACGGCTTTAGATTGCTGGCCGCCGTTTTTTGCGGTGGCCATGCGACCGTTGACATCAAATCTTGCCAGCAATACGCACGTGACGAGTGCCGCCAGTGCGGATAATATCACAGATACTATAACTGTTGTCACACCATCCATATCGCACCATTGTACCCGTCTCTGTAAAATTTGTAATACACCGGGTTTTCTTCGTTATCTGCTTTTTCGTTCTGATAGTTTAAAATCTCCTTAACTTTGCGGACCGCCAAAGAAAAGAACTCATTATTCAATATCAGTTGACCGTTGATATTCTCGCATTTTTCGCACAAAATGTTATCCAGCTCATTAATAAGCCATGTTTCCTCTGGATTAGTGCTTAAAATGCCAACTTTGATTTTTTCACCGCCAACGTAAAACTCTTTCTTATAGACGTTTGTCATAATTCGCTTTTTGCCCCCTTCGTAGAAATGTACTGTTGTTTTTCGCGTCATAACTCACACCCTTTCTATGCTTTTATTATACACCCCCCTCTGTATATTGTCAACAGTTTTATTTCGACTTTGCATAAAAAAGCCCCGGACTTCCGGGGCTTTAGATTATTCGCACTCTTTTACGGGTTCTTCTCCTGCTTCTTCTACACATTCCGGGTCAGTCATTTTGACAGCTTGTTCCGAAGCCTGTTCATCCGGCATATCTACAATCATGGTAGCAATTTTATAATTGACTTTGGCCAGTGCGTCACGTTCTACGGCTGACAAGATAGCTTTGTCGAGCATATCACGTGCTTTAATTAATTCCTCTGCCGTTATCCGGTCGGGTTTGGTAAGGATAGTTACCGCCGAATTCATGCAGGCACTTACGGACCATTCAGCCAAGCTTTGAGCTTTCAGGCTTTCTTTTTGGGTAGTTTGGTAGTTCTCTACAGATAATGCTTTCATGTTTTTTTCATTCTCCCTTTTGATTTTATTTACAGGCCGCCATGATAACGGCCGCCGTGGCTATGCCAATAGCAATATTTCTTTCAGCTTTTAGCCGCCGCTGCTGCTTCTTCATTTCGGCGTTGTACTTCTGCAATGATTCGTTGGCCTTGTTCAATAAGCTTTCCATCTTTTTCTGCTGCTCCAACGCCTTCTGCTGCTCCTGCTTGGATGTTTCCAGCTCGGTCTTTAAGCTCGCTGATTCCTTCTGCAATGCTTGCACTATGCTGTTCAGCTCGTTCGATAGCGCCAACAGCTCGCTGTAACGTTTCTGCGATAGCTGATTGCTGCTGCTCAATTCGCTGAATATCTGCTGTAAGCTCGTCAATTCTTCCTGCGTTATCGTTATCACCCGTCCGCCATCCGGTGACGTAGGCGCCGACGCAGAAGCCGAGTGCGGCAGTGAGCAGATAAGGCAAAGCAGAATACAGATAGTCCTTAAAGCCTTTTTTATCCACACTATCCACAAGTTATACACACCCTTCTTTTTCGCCATCACGGTTGCACAAGGTTATATACGTCCGGATCATTGTAGGTGTGCCAGATAGCTTTGCCGCGGATAACGTCGCCGCCGGGCTTCGTGTATTCGTCCGCCCCAAGGTCTTCCAGCTTTATCAGGTCCCAGCGCATATCAGCGTCGCCGCTATACAGGCCGTATCCGTCCATTTCGGCCCATTCGCTATGCGTCCGGAAGGTGTTCGCAGTCACGCCGAATGGGGCCATTTTTGGCGCGCATTTGGTAATAACGGCAACGATTTTTGCCATGGCGTCAATCTGTGCGAACGTTGGCGGCACACTGCCAAAATTGACGCTGCCGTCCCGGTAAATGATAGCGTCCAGACAGCAGCACATTGATACCCCTATATTTCCGGTATTGCGACCATAGGTATGCGCAAGTACGCTGTCTAATGTAACGCCATTCGGCATTAATATTTCGCCTTCGTCATTTATCAGCAGGTGATAATCGTTAAAATACTGTTTGTATCTGCCAGCTGTCCAGTGTCCAGTTATGGTATGCGCCGAACACGCTCTAGCCTCTGCTGCAATGTCTGTCAGCGTCACCAGCTTGCAATCTTCGCGGCTTATCTGCATATCAATTCCCCCTTTTCGGAAACACTCTATCCAACATATAGTCAAGAACACGCTTGACTGCGTTAGCTATGCTGCTATAGCCCAGCTCAACTAGATTCTCGTTGATACTGGTCATTTCGACCATAAAAATAACCATCGACACGCTCCCCGGCAGAATGTCGGAAGCGACTAGATTTATACCCAATGCATGTATGGGCGGTATGACTTTGGCGGCATAAAAGGCTGTGATGATTGTTGCATTGTAAAGCAGCATTTTTTCAAGTATGCGGCTAAAGCCCCGGCTTTCTAGGTAGCCTTTCTGCCATGTTTCACTCTTAAAAAAGTAATGTATAGCTTTTCGCAGGCTGATGTTTTCTAGCGGGTCTTCCGGCTGATACGTGTCATGGATATACTTTTTACTCAAGTACACCCATTTAAGTATGGTATCAAAGACTATCATCAGCTGCGCTAATATAACAACGCCCCAAAAGTTCGGGCCGAAAATCTCGTTTCCAAAAGTCCATATCACTACGGCATACGCCCATATATCGACCTTGAAAAATCTATCTAAAACATATCTTATATTATTCCACGTTTCAGCCATGTTAAAGCCCCCTACGATTCTTTTTATTTATTATATCGTAGGGAGCTGTGCAAAAACAATTCGCAGAGGACTAGCGACAGAAATTGCAATTTGCAAAAAATGCAATTTGCAAATTACCTTGACCGCCACCCGCATTTTTTACACCTTAAATCAATAATAGGTGGATGACACAGAAGCATAACTGATTCAACGTTAGAGCTTTCACAGGCTGGACAACAACCAAGTCTCTTGGCAGCATCCATACACGCCAGCGAAAATCTACATCTCTGCTCTTTGTCGGCGTTAAGTAACGCTGTTATAACCTTAGCTGTTTTCTTACTACTCAACTTTAATATGGGCTTTTTCTCCGGGTCATCCCCGTCGTAAATAGAAAAAAATACTGTACCTTCTGCAACAACTCTTTCATCCTTAAACATTCAATCACCTTCATTCTGTAGCTGTTTAGCTATTTTTCCGGAAAGCTTTTTCAGACATGATTCACATAGGTATATCTGACTATTTTTGTAAGTGCTTGGGATAAAAAAAACTTCCTAAAGATATTCGGCAATACACTTCATATGTTGCCTTTTTCTTATCACAGCAATCACATAGGCCTGCTGCCTTAACCTTCCTGACATTAATCATTTCCCGCTATTTCTCGCATTCCACTTTTTAACAATCTCCAATATGCCATCTTGTATGCTTCCATACAAAACCTTGCCACAGTTTTCGCATTTGATGAAAAAGTTCTTGTCAACTTTAAGTAGTGGCTTTTTGTTCCCGCACTCTTGGCAGGCGTTTATCTTGACATTTAATGTTCCGGTGTTTCTCTTTCTTCTGGTTCTGCTGATCCTGTTGGTAGTAGTCATTTTTATTCCCCTTTCTTGCAGCAAGGCAGGCCGCACAAGCGGCCTGCTATACACTTCCCTAATTAGTTATATAAATTTTTCTTGCTGCCTGCGTCGTTTCGTTCGGCCTTTAAAGCCTTCAATAGTTCTATCATATCGTCTTCTAGCTCTGTGGACAGTTCTTTGCCAGATTGTATGCTTTCAATTAATTTATCCACAAGCTTCATCATTTCCACGTTTTCCTTATGGTGTTTTAGCGATATCTTACCAAGCTGTTCAATATAGTTTTCAATTCTTGCTTGAGACATAGCGAGAATTTTCAAGCTACAGTTATTGTAAATACTATAGCTTTCCTCTGTGACGTCTTTACTGGTAAAGAGATGTAGAACAAAATGCGCGCCTTCGGGTTCTAAAAATCTTTCAAGCTCTTTAAGCTTATTGATTATCGCTTCCCGTCTGGTCTCATTAATGCTCATTTTTCGCAACCTCTTTTACCAGCATTTTCTTAAAAGTCTCACCCGCATTTTCGGGGGGGACTTCTTCATCTACATCATAAAAAGCCCTTTCATTAACTACTGTTCTTTTGATTGCTTCTGCAAAAAACATCTCTGGTTTAATGCCAAAGCCTTCCTGTGCCGTCTGCACTAAATGAACAACGCTATTAACACACCTGTCGAGACTTACACGGTTAGTCATGACTAGATAGCCGCTTGCTTCTTCCGTGTCCAAACTTTCAACTTGTGCCAGTGCAATAATGTTGACCCCATATTTTTTCTCTAAATTTAAAATTTCGTCGTTTAAATTTGAAGCTTCTTCCTTGATGTTTTCTCTTGTGATAATCATAACTACACCTCTTTCAATTTTTAGATATAACCTTTGTCGTCCAACGCTTGAATAATAATGTCTGAATTGTATTCTTGAAGTTTCTTTTTCATCTTAAACCTGTCAATTATCCACCAGATTAATAAGCCGCCACCGGTAAGCAGCATTGCAGCGCCGCCTACATAGTCTTTAATATAGAAGCGGTGAAAGCCGCCAACTCCGAAAAAAGCATGTAAGTGTTTCATCTTTTCCCAGCTTCTAATGTTACGGCTGCAACGCCGGAAGATGATTTCCCGCTGCTCCGGCGTAAGCTTTGCCAAAGCATTTATGCAAAGTTCGTCTAAAGCGTCTTCATAGTCGCTAAACTTGCCAAGCGGATGTTGCGGCTTTACTTCCTTGAGCGGTGGAAGTTTAGCGTCAACATTGCCAAACGACATTCTTAAATAGTCCAATCCTTTCATTAGCGTAACCGTTTTTTTCTAAAAGCGGATATCCTTCATCATCTTTGCTGGTACACAACTTGCCATTAAGATTTTTCGGCACGTCGCTGATTATTTTCTGCGCTCGCAGAAGCGAATATCCTACACTTTTGTCACGCTCTTTAAAAAACTTTTTCGCCAGTGCTCTGGCCTCGCTGTAGTTGTAAGCGAATGTTACTACACTTTCTAGGTCTTCACGGTTGGCCACGCTCACGCAGTAAGCGTTTACGTAGTCATACTGTTTTATCATTGGCAATTACATCACCTCACAATCATACCTGAACGCCATATGTCGCGCTCAACAATAGCCTCTGCCAGTGCCCCGCCGTAACTCCACCCAAAAGAGATAAATATAGCAGCCGCTATATCACAGCTTAATATTTTTAGCACCTTCTGTATTATTTTGTTGGGTCTCGTCTATTGTTCCCCCTTTCTTTGCCTATATTATATACCCCCCCTGCGTACATTGTCAACACTTTTGTTTTAAATTTTTCTCCCTGTCGATATATTCACTATAGCCCGGCTCGTCTTCCAGTCCCTCGAAAAACTCTGAAACAGTCATTCCCAAGCCATTAGCAACTTTAGCGATATTTTTCATCGACAATGTTTCTGTTCTGCCTACTTCAAACTTGGACAGTGTGCCATATCTTACACCCGAACGTCGTGCAAGTTCAGCAGGCCAAATACCTTTCTTGCTGTATTCGCTGTAAATCTTCTTAATTATAAACCGATTAAGCGGTGTAGCTGCTTCCAGCTTCTTTAGTAGTAACTTTCTGCCTGCTGTCCACTTGGGCAGGACTTTGAAAGTATCTTCATATTTTCTCTCTTGATTCATCTTTTGCACTCTCCTTGCGTGTATCTACATAAGTACTGTCTCTTATACACATCTCCGAGCCCACGAGACTGCAGCTAATCTCGTA